CCGGGCGCTCGCCTGCGGCGGTGATGGCCGAGCCGTATTCAGCCACACGCAGTTATACCGAGGCGAATCTGGCGACAGCACAACAGCTTGCACTACAGGAATTGATCAGCGGTTGGCAGTTGGACTGGGCAGCTACGCTGACGGATTGGACGGTTCCTTCTGGTACGTACCAGTATCAAACCCTCACGCCGCTCGGCTCAATCCTGCGGATCATCAAAGCGACGGGCGGGCGGGTCTATGCCGACGCCGTGGACTCCGTACTGCACGCCCTACCGAAGTGGCCGATTGCGCCGTGGGATTGGGCGTCTGCTGTTCCTGATCAGAGTTTATCAAGCAGCTATACCCTCACCGAGCAGCGCAACGCCGCGACCGGGGCCGAGTATGACTGCATTGTGGTCAGCGGCGGGGTAAACAACGGGATTTGTGCGTTGGCGACGCGAGATGGGATGCCGGGGACGTATCCGGCCAATGCGGTAGTGGACTCGCTGATCACGGATTTAGCCCCAGCGACCGCACGAGCGGTTCAGGAGATTGCTGATGTCTGGCCGATGAAGCACTACAGCCTCAGTATACCGTTGCAGGCGACTCCAGCAGGCGCGGGGTTGCTGATGCCTGGGACAATCTTTGACTTCGTGGATGGGGCCGATGGCTGGCGAGGACTCGTGACCGGAGTCACGCTGACGGCGGGGCGGAATTCGATTGTGCAGGATTTGGAGGTAATCGCGCCATGAACCTATGGACCCTGTTTCAGCAGACGGTTAATCAAGGCGGACCCTTGATGATCGGCGAGGTCACGGTCATCTACAATACGTTTGGCGATGTTCAGGCCGACGTACAAATTCTGCCCGGAGATGCCATTGTCCGGGTCAAAGCGCCGGGGCGGAGTCTGGAGGTTGGGCAACGCTGGTTGATTCAGGATGGCGCAGTTATTGATGAAGCGCCGAATACCGAGGTATTTTTAGTAACAATTTGAGGATAAGCAACAACCAATCCGATCAAGATCATTTCAGACATGAAACTTTCCATCCTTATTTGCAGTATAGAAACTCGACTTGCTTCTTTCTCAATTCTGATTAAAGAATTGACCCGACAAGCTCGTTGTTTTCCAAAACAGGTTGAAGTTTTGGCATTAGTTGATGATTGTATTCTTTCTGTTGGAGCCAAGCGGAATCATCTTATTCACTGTGCTTCAGGTGATTATGTAGCCTTTGTTGATGATGATGATGAAGTAGATCGAGAATACATCAGCTTGTTAATAAAGGCTACAGAGAGTAAAGCGGATGTTTTGGCAATCACTTCTTTGGTTTATTTTAATCAAGCACCGCCAAAGCTCTGCAACTTCTCAACCCGGTTCAGCGACGAAGGAGAAGATAACGATCATTATTGGCGCTGGCCCAATCATCTTTGTGCAATTCGCCGGGATATTGTGCTCCGTCACCCATTTCAACCGATCAGCTTTGGGGAAGATTCTGCGTTTGCCCGATCGATTCTCAACGAGCTTAAGACGGAACAACGAGTTTCATGCAAACCGATCTATTTTTATCGTTATTCATCCTTACATACTGCTACACAACGCCCGGAACTACGGAGTGCATGATGAGCGTCGGTGTTGTAATTCTCGCTAAATCCAGCACTCCAGAACTCGCGGCGTTGACCGAGCAAACGATCACTACCTTAATCGCTTCTGCTTCGCAAACAGTTTTAGATATTATTGTTCTAGAACAACAGCCCAATCAGTTTTGGCCCTATACTCAGACGATTTATTGTCCAGAGCCTTTTCACTTCAATCAGTTCGCTAATCGTGGCTGTCGTTTAGTTAGTGGTGATCATCTACTGATTTGTAACAATGATCTCATCTTTGGTCGCGATGCGGTTGATCGGCTTCATGCTCATGCCCTTCAGTATCAGCTTCCAGTAGTTTGTCCGGTATGTCCACACGATGATCGGCAGAAGGATTTAGTACAACCGGAGCGTGGAACACAAATAGGCCGACACTTTTCCGGTTGGTGTTTCATGATTCGTCGCAACATCTATGAACAGATTGGTGGATTTGATGAAGATTTTGCGTTCTGGTATGCCGACAATGCAGTAGTTCAGCAACTCCAGCAACAGAATTTTGTTATTGAAGTACTCCCAACTGCTTTAGTGACGCATCTTACCAGCAGCACCTTAAAGACGTTGCGCCGGCCAGAGCGTCTTCAGCTTACCAAACAACAAGCCACACGGTTTATCAACAAATATGGTTACACTGATCATTAGAGCCGTTGAAGAGCGTAGGCATTATCTTAATGATCTTCTTACTCATATTCCTGAAGCCCATGTAGTCTGGGATCGCCATCATGATCCGATGGAAACTTTTGTCAGAGCCTTGCAGTACGCAGAAGATGAGCCGGCGCTTCATCTAGAAGAAGATGCAATTCTCTGTACAAACTTCAGTGAACGCGCACACGCCGTTATTCAGAAACACGAACATGAAGTAGTACAATTCTTCTCGATGCACCCAGATGACCCCAGCAAAGGTTCACGCTACTATGATCATTTTGTGGGAGCAGTCTGTTTCTATCTACCGGCGAGTTATTCACGATGGTTAGCCGAGTACGCACCGCGATGGCCAAAACGCTTCAGCAATCCCACCGCCGTAGATATTATGCTGCGACACTGGATGCGGAAGGAACGGAACAACGAACCGCATTGGTTGTGTATTCCGAACCTGGCCGATCATCGGGTGGGTCCCAGCAGCATCGATCCGACTCGACCCGAACGCCGGCAGAGCTTAACCTATGAACCTGAATGAAGTCATGGATGCCAACACCATTGATCGGTTGCTCAAGCAATCCGGTGGGTATGGCACCGACAAACAGACCGCGCATTCCTATGGGCCGGTCTATGAATACCTGCTCACTCCATTCATGGAGCGTTCCTGTACTCTGCTTGAAGTGGGGGTCTTCTTTGGTGGATCGCTGCGCCTGTGGCATGATCTACTGCCACAGGCCACCCTTCTTGGGATTGACTGCGAAGCGTTGTGTGCGCGGGAGATTGCTGAACTGGAACGCTGTTGGGTGCTTAAAGCAGATGCGTATCATGCAGACACCGTTCGGAAGACCAAAGGACTCGCACCCAAAGGACTCGATATTATTATTGATGATGGCCCACATACGTTAGCGAGTCAGATCGCGTTCTTGACGCTGTATCTTCCCTTGTTAAATCAACAGGGCTTTGCCATGATTGAGGATATTCAAAACGAAGCATTTATTACTGATCTTGTTGCAGTACTTGATCCTTCTTTTGAATACGAAGTCATTGATCGTCGTCATCAGAAGCATCGGTATGATGATTTAATGCTGCTTGTAAGAAAGATACCCCTTGTCCTTTAACACCCTGCTATTATAGCACAAAATAACTATTTTGTCAACACTATATTGACCGCGTGCAGCGGATCAAATTGTGCCGGATTTTGTGCGAAGATGCTTCGTTCGGTTAGCGACAATCAACCCATGGTCTAGCGGCTCTTCTCTCCCCATGGACGGCGTAGTATGGAGTTTCCTCCGCCACCGCTCAGCCGGATTGTCGTCAATCAGTTAGGAGGTTTTGGTGCATAGCGCAATGTGATCGAACCTTGCGTTTTCGTTGTTACTACGCTCCGCGCTGCCAGCGCCCTTCGTGTTTCCTCATTCTCTTCCGTGAGTCCGATCTTTGGCGAACTGCACACCAGACAACAATCTGGATTGCGCAGATCAAGCGATAATCCGTGCTGACAATTTCCGGCTCTATTCTTCATTTTCGGAGAACTCCATACTTGGCAATAATATCCTGTAAGAAGGTATTTGATCTCCTTGTTCAATATCTCTAAAATCATTACAGATTGCAACATAGTAAAGCATACCTGAATGATACATAAACTCGCATCGAGTAATGATACATTTACCCATTAACAGTTTAACCAAATCAGGATATTCTTTAATAAATCTCTGATCGAGAGAAAACGCACCATATCTCATATTTAGTTACTCACAAGTTATTCCATAAATCAGCGGCTTGTTTTGCGATTCCAGGATCATCTTGCCTAAGAATCCATGAATCACAATCCATAAAGTCACACTCATCTCTGCCGTTCTCAATCAGATCAACAAGCCCTTCCAAGACCCTAATATACTCCGCCGCTCTGATCATCAGATCATATTCATGGCCGTCATGGTTTTCTTGTGAGGCTACCGCAATCAAGGCAGAATAGATTGGAACTGGAAAATCAAACAAATGACAATCCACTAATCGAGTATTCATCACAAACCTCATCGTTTAAATAATAGAAGAATTATAGCATAAAACCATTAATTATACTACTCTTCTGAGTAGCTTCATGATACGAGTTCGCCCTTGTCCTTCAGTTCCTTTACGGTTTTCTTGGCAACTCGCGTAATCTCATGGCGTACCACGTCAGCAATAATCGCATCAAAGTACGTGGTGGCCGTAGCCTGAACGGTACTACTAAAATCCAGGTGGCGAAGCTGCTCCATCAGCGCCATTCGAGTTTGTTGTTTAATATATTCTGCGGCTTCTCCCGTTCCGCCATACTGATCATGGCGCAGTGAATGCTTGATCGTACCTTCCGCAATCTTGACGAAATCAGACTCGTTGAGTTCGATGATCAGTTGCATGTCGGCAGGACTCGATGAAGTGTTGCTGATGAACAATACAGGAATGATAGGCGTTGAAGCCACAATACGGAGTGGAGTGCAGATAAAGCTGATACCGCTCGCACTGTTCCTTCACCAGGCAACCGTGCAGGGCACGGCAGCCGGCGAGGACTCGCGGTACTTCTTCTTGACCGCGTTGGCCCATCTTACTGAATCAAGTACGCCTTCTTGGCTTCTTTCCACTGCTCTTTGGGTAAATCCGGCCCAAACAGCGCCTTCATCCATTCTGGCGTCGGGCCACGACCATTCCACTTCTGATCGGCATTGTTGGGATTGATATACTTGTCCGGGTAGTCTTTCTTCTCGACAAAGAAGGATTTGAGATTCAATCCCAAGGCATCACTCTTGGCCTTGACCTGAGCGACCAGTTCAGCAAACTCTTCCAGGTCACGATTCTTGGCTGTTTCCTTGGCCGCTTCCGCTGCCTTGATCAGCGCATCCAGTTCTTCACTGTTCTTGCCTTCGACTATTTCGTTAAAAGACATAGGTGTTTCCCTGATTCGTTAAGGTTCGTTAAACCGCGATAGAATACTACTGAAATCAGGTGTTGTCAACACTCGGTAGAGATTTTTTATCAGCTTCGCGCAAATACTTCATGTTTCGAGCGACAGTGATTCGATGAACCCCCAGCGCACGCGCAATTTCGGCCATGGACATTCCGTAGTCATACAGATATTGAATAGTGTGTTCAAACTGGTCAGGGTGACACAGGGCACGAGCGAGAAATCCCTTTTGATAAATGCGCCCTCCCCGTTCACGATAAACATTCAGCAGGGGACGGGTAATCACTTCGTTCAAGTGATGGTGGGGATCAGCCAGAATACTCAGCAGAAGCGTGACGATCAGGCGTTCGCGTTCCTGAGTGATGGGATAGGACTTGCTGGCGCGGCATTGCAGGATTCGCTCAATAAAGCGTACCAGGACATCAATCGGGTCCGGTTCTTCGGTCAAGGTGAGCGGCTTCGGTTCCAGCGCCGCATCATCCAGATCATCCAGAGACTCGATGACGATACGCAGGGACTCGCCAGGACTCGCGAGGACTTGCTGAGGACTCGCTGAGGACTCGCTAGGACACACGGGAGGGAACTCGATGACGGAAACATTGAAGTTCACGATGCGCTTCAATCAATTCCGGGGTGACGGGAACCGAGCGGTCGCGATCCAGATAACGACGAACGGCTTGATCAATGGGGAAGTCAGCCAAGACGCAGGCTTCGAGCAGGCGCGCAATGAACTCCGTGGCGATGCTCGGATACTGCGCGGCTAACTGCGTGGCCTTGGCGAAGGTGAAGCGATCCGCCGCTTCGGAAGGCGGCAGGATGCGAATAGCGGAGGCGGTATAGGTCATGTTTATAAAATCAACGTTAGGGCGTCCAGGAGGCGCTACAAGCGATTTTCCTGGACAACCCATGGCTTGAGCCGTCCAGGAATTCAGGATCGCTACTACGTAGTTTCAGCGGCTCGCCTTAGACTGCGTTCCTGATACAACCGGTTCAGGTTTCGCATCGTTGCCGCATGAAGTCTGCGGCTTTCAGCCAGTTGATCTTCCAGAACACAACATTGATGATACTGTTCATCCGCCCAATCCTCTGTGGCCTTGATCGTTACATCAAGATCAGTTTCGTTCATTTTCTTGCTCCTTTTCGTATTGTGATTAAACCAACGTGTCGAAGTTATTGACGATCAGGGATGGCCACCGATCTTCCTGTTCGCACTGCGTCAACAGGTTAATCAATTCATTTCTCTTAAGATCAAGGCTTGCTTTCGATTGTGGCGAAAATAGATACCGAGTCACGGTATACGGCGGATTCACTTCCAACACAATCCACAGGAAGGCGTCGGCATGAGTTCCGGCCAGATAGTGACTCGCCGAAAGCAGATACCCATAGTCCCGGCTGTGCCAATACCACGTCCTTGGATCAGGAAACCTGGAAGTGGTCTTGTAGTCTACGCACAGTGTAACCCCAAACGAAGATGAAAACAATGTCGGGAACTCTGTACACAACCATTCCCCATCTTCTTCGGTGGGATAGATCAACCGATCCGGGCGGCAGCGCATGGGGCGATTCTGCTCTTCCCACAGCACGGTTACTTCATTGAAGCCTTCACTCTCGCGGGCGATCCGCACTAATGGATCATCGCAACGAGCATAGCTTGAGACTACCGCTTCAATTTGCTCAAGCTCATCAGTAGTGATCAACTCCTGACCGTTGCGCAACAATTCACTCGCCGCCGCCTTGCCATTTTTGGTACGTAGGTCGTGATCTGAAGTTTTGAGTATATACTTCTGCTCAAACAATTCCTTAGATTCCAGACGCAGGTGAATCTTTTTACCCAAGTCCAGCGCCTTGGAGTCATACTTGAGTTTCCCGTCCAAACTCGCTTTGTAGTGTGCCGGTGACTTGGCGAGCAGATTGAGTTGTGACGCAGAGAGGCTCTTAAGTAGATGATAGTTTACTGAATTCATCTCTTTAATAATATTCATTTTATCGCTCCTTATGTTTTGCCTGCATGTTTAATGATAAACAATAAACCGATCAGCACATAAACCAGCAAATTAAAAAGAACAGTTAATACAGTAATGATTACTGTAGTTACTTTATTCCAATCAACTTTTCTCTTCATTGCTTCACCGTTTGTTTGTGCGCCTTCCTTGGCGCAAGAGTGATCAGAACGGAATATCGTCATTCATATCAGCAGCAGGAGCCGCAGAATTATACGCAGCCGGCTCATCACTCTTCTCGTGATCTTTCTTGGAACCGAGCAACTCAAGATCATTTACCCGACACCGAAGCAGCGCCTTGTTGGTTCCATCCTTAGCTTGATATTCATGCAACTCAATCTCCCCATAAATAAGAACAGACTGTCCCTTGATTAGATAGTTGGCGAGTTTCTCACCACGCTTGCCCCAGAGATCACAGTCTACCCATACGGTTTTCTTCTTGTCGCCATATCCGGTATTATTGGCAACCGAGAACTTTGTTACAATGTTATCCCCAACCGTCTTGATTTCCGCATTGCGCCCGAGGGCACCATTGAAAGAAGCGCGAATAGCCATTGCTTTTACCTTTTGTCAATTTCACGCAGACCGTATGCCTGCATGGAAGGGCAACCCTTCATCAAGCGGACTCCAAAAGAATCCGCTTTGTGAAAGATTAAATTCGGATTGAATCAAATAATGCTTTCAGATAAACATCTTCCAAGACTCTGGTTAATGAAGTCGAGGGATTCAGAACAACATCTTCAATATGAAATCCGATGCTGCCCCAACGCACAAAGCCATCTCGATCCATTACGCCTTCATGACCATCACATTGAAACCTGATCATCTTTATTCTCCAAGTGAACGTATTATACCACATAAAAAAGATCAATGCCATTCCAGTGAAGTCGCCTTCCATGGCTACATTGCCTAGAACAACCGATGACAGTTATTACACTGCCAACCTTCATTGAGCTTGACGATGGATTTAGATTGACAGTGCGGACAGCCGCGCCGCCTGATCTTCTCTTCCTTGCGCCAAGCTCGATCTACTTGCAACTCGGCGCGTTTGTCTTTACGAAGATAGTTTGCCATTAAATCACCCTGGATTTCACAGCAGTTCCTTCCAAACCTTGAGTTGTTCCAAGGTACGATTGGCATACAACTTCTGCCGTGCGCGAGTGACGGCTACGAAGAACACGCACAACTCGCCCTTCAGTGGAATGTACGCCCGATCTTTCTTCGACCACCGCACCAGATCAGGAAAGTCATCGCCGAGTTTGACAATCTCGGCTTCGTCTCCCTTGAACTTATGCACGGTCGAGAGTACCACGTCGGCGCGATCCCGGCTCGTCTCTCCGGCACCGCGCAGTTCATCTACCAGACAAGGGATTTGTCCCCCATACTCGTCCACCCGTTTAACGGCTTGCGCAATCTCGGCATCTTCCTTGGCGAGTTCCAGCGCCGTCCACCAGTCGCCGATCATCATCATGGTGGGATGTTTGACGCGCTGCTTTTCCCCAATCGAGAGATACCAGGCACTTTCCATCAGCAGGATCGAATCAAAGATGCTGCCGACCACATGAATCTTCTTGCCGCTGCGTACCGCATTGATGGTTTCACCGAGCAGCCCGGCGTTACTGCGACAAAGCACTACATGCGGATCAGTAGGAGTACCATAACAGATTTGACTGTTAATTTTCTCGTCTCCAGTCAGATGATGATGCTGTTCCGGGAAGAGATCAATCACCTGATTCGCTACGTCGGCAATGGCAGGGCCGAAGCGATGGGACAAGGTGAGCGGTAATTCGGCATAACCGAGCGCCTTCATCGCATCCTGGCCTCCGCGCCATAAGTATAACTCCTGTTTCGGATCGCCGGTGAGGATCGTCTGCTCGAAGCGCATTTTGCGGATCGCTTCGATGTTCACAGGAACCATATCCTGCGCTTCATCCACCAGCCCCAGGTTGAACTTGCCGGGCAACCGTGCCCCTTCGATCACCCACTGCTTCAGATAGAAGTCATGCTCCACACCGAACTCGTGATCCTTATAGTTCATGCAGGTATTCCAGGTCTTGCGGGCGAGCGTGACAATCTCATCCTTGAATACGTTGCGATCTTTCTCGTCTATCGCCAGCACCGCTTCACGCGGGACATGCCGGCTCATGATGACGGGATCATCGGAGAGTGCATATTTACGCAGCGTGTACTTCGCCAGCATCGCCTGCCGATCTTCACAGCCAAACCGGCGCGCGATGACGTTTGGTTGCAGTTTGATATTCAACTTCCTTGCATAATACTTCCCGATTACGCCATAGGCCGCGCCATGGAAGGTATAGTTTTTCACATTGGCGGGCATCCTCTGATCGGCGTGCAGTTTCGTACTGCGATTGAAGCAGAAGTTGACAATGTTCTTCTGTGGATTGGCGCGAGCCACCATCCCATTCGTGGCTGTCTTGCCGGTGCCGGGTCCGGCATTGACGGCGAGATTGTGCCCGGACTTCACGCGATCAATGATCGCAACCTGTTGTGCAGTTGGAGTCATTATCTTTATCCTTAACGAGTTACATCAATAAAACCAGCAAGATCATCTATAAACTCTGCATTATCCTCAAAGACCATACGCATAATTCGCGTGGTCTTCTTTAGAATATCCAGTTCTGCGCCCCATTGTTGCCAGCCATAACCCGGATCATAACTAAAGCTTAGCGAGTCTTCTCTTTCTTGATCGGTATAGACAATATTCCCGTCTACCCCTTCATTAGTGAAATTTAAAGCAATAGACTTGATCTTCATTCTGTTTATCCTTTGTTAACGGAATCAGTGGGTTCACTGAGCGATACTCGTAGGAATATCGCTCAAGTAATTACTGAAGCACCATCAGCAGGTTGTCATTGGGAAGTAGCAGGCCATCAATCCGGCTGCTATAGATCGTGCTCGCATCATCAATCTCGGCGAGACACCAGCAAAACAGGACAAACAGATCAGGATTACTCATTACCAATCTCCTTCGCCATAGATTGCGTCATAACCACCCAACTCAAACTCGGCCAGTTCTTCCACCGTGCCTTGTGGTTGATCAAGGCCGCAATGATCACGGTACGTGTGACAGCAGTCTTCACAGAGACGACCGGCATAAATACCGAATGAGTAACGCCGTTCCACGTCATCTCGTTCTTCACCGCAGGATGTGCAGATCATCTTAATACTCCTATTATCTTTATGATAAGCAGACGCTACTCAATGAAGTAGCGTCTTGGTTGAGTGGATTAAGCAGTGACAACCTTGATCGCTTCAATGCGTTCCTTGCAGACTTGATCCAACCTCGCCTTGAGGGGCGAGTTGCTGATCGCATTGAGGGTGGTCTTGGCGATGGGATAATAGGCCCGGACTTCACCTTCACTGTTCAACTCGGCAATGCGATCAAAGACGGATTTAATCGTAGCCTCACTCGCCTGCTTCGGAGTGACTTGCGGTCCATGACTCGCCGCGTTCGCATCATCATCTTCTTCCGAAGCAATCATAAAGAATCCAGGTAAGCTGTACCGCTTGGCATAAGTGATCGCACTGCCTAACCCTTGCGGATCGGTCTTAACCGGAGTCAAGACCATCTCTTCCTCCAACCATTGCCCGGACTCGTGCAAGACTCGATTGCACAGTACATGCCCACGATCTTCCCGCCACCCCGGCAACTGAAGAACCGCCAAGCCATGCTTCGCCATTACGGGACGTAATGTGTCAATCACTTCTGCCAGGCTTGCATACTTCGATCTGAAGTGTGGATTCAGGCTATCGAAGTTCGCGTGTTGCGCTTCTGCCTGTGCAGCAACCAGCGCCTTGAATAATAGTTCAATCTGATCCGAAGTTTTCATCTTTGCTCCTATCGAGAATAACCACCGAGTTCACGCTCGTTTTCACGCAGCGCGGTATACAATTTACCACCATTCAAACAGGACAAAACCACTTCACGATCCGCGATGGAAACCGATTGACGCACTTCATCCATCAAACGATCTGCTTGATCGTCGGTAAGCTCATCACCCAGGAAGTTGGCGATGGCGATCAGTTCATTGGTTGTCATTATCTCTCTCCTCGAAGTCGGTTGACTCCCGCCGCTGCCCACTCGCGAGAATGGACAGCCGGCAATCCTACCGATCAGTAAGGAACATCCTCGTCAAACAAGTAAGATGCAGGATCAACCTGTGCCTGCTGACAGAGCCACTCTTCGTAGGCGTTGAACTCGCAGCGCGCAACACGCAACGCCCGCTCCTGTGCCTCCGCTAAATTACTGCGTTTGAACCAGACTCCGATCATCTCGTCGAGTCGTTTCCTGATCTCGATGTCAATATATTGACACGCGACCAGATTCGGGGTAGCGTAGAACTCGCTGATATTCATGTTTCACCTCGTCAGTAAAAGTCTCGATCACTGCCGATGATCGAGACTTTTCGTTTTCACCAGTTTTGCTGATCGCGTCGCGCTGCTTCTTCCGTGCGATGCTCGCCCTGCACGATCCATCTTCCCGTTACTGCACTCCATACTTCAACAATCCAGAATCCCGGTCGGTAACGAGGATCATCTTCAGTAGTGAATCGAACCCGTGTTGTTTCGTTCATTCGCTTTCCTCCGGTTCGCGGTACATCCTCCCCGGAACGATCTCGTAATACCAAACGCCAGATCGGCTCCATTGATACCGAATGCACAATCGGCACGCTCCATCACCATCGAAGCAGGCAATTTGGATTTTGTCCAGGGAAGGAACATACCCAACTTGAACATGCTCAAACCAGTACTCGCAATAATCCTTGACGTATCCAGGATTTAGTGCGGCCCAGCCGATAATGCGACTCAAGCTTCTATTCATTTCTCACCTCGTGGAATAATCTTCAAACGACGTGCTTGCGTATCCCAATGGAACTCGCAACCGAGCGACTTGAGCCAAAGATGCAGATCAATCATTGGCGTATGATCTGGAACATGCGATTTAATCTTGTCGAACCCGGCTCGCCAGATCGCCGTCGGATCCCAGCGCAGTTGTTTCATCAGATCACCCGTTCACTCCAAACGAAGTTCTGTCCGGCAAAGTACAGACTCGCAACAGGACTCTCGTCATAATGACCGACAATCCATTGATCGGAACTTGGCGGACTCGCCAAATAAACCCGCAACATTCCATTGATCAGGATGACTGAGAACATCAACTCGCTAAAGATGATTCTCATTTTCATTCTCCGATCACTAAGTGTAGATTATACTACACTTAGTGAAGTGTTGGAACATTAAAAAGACTGTGGCTTATCTTGATCGCTCCGTTCTTCTTGCCATTGCCGCTGATCTTGACGATCCAGATACTCGACAAAGACATAGCGTTTGCCGTTAATCATCTGCTCGTCAATCCTGCGTTCGCAGAACAGATGGTCGTCATACAGAGCTTGGAGTTGCCGCTTGATTGCGCTCACTGCAGCTTCTCCTTCTTGATTGTGGTACATTCAATCCCAGTTTCCAGCATCATCCTGCGCAGCGAAAGCAGTTCATTCAGATCGCACGAGCGAACTACAAACCACTTCATCAGTTCTTCGTCCATAATCCATAGCACAAATTGGACTCGGTGGCTCATGGCTAATCCTCCAATACCAGAAGAATCATGGCCCTGCGACTGATGATCTCTTCCATCATAGTGAGTGCATCTTCCATGATGTTGCGAACAAAACCAACCTGCCCTTTGATCTCGAAGTAAATGGTATACATTATCTTTATCTCCTGTTAGCGGTTTCCCAATGAAACCGAGCAGGAGTACTCGATCTGAATACTCCTGACTGTTTCATTATTCGTCACAGAATGCGCGCGCGACTTCCTCTAGCGTGAACCAAGACATTGCGTTCGCCACTTCGGTATCTACCGGCACCCCATACAAAGTCTGCCCAACTTCACGATGGAAGTTGCGATCATGCACATATCCTTTGAAACAACCAAAACGCATCACCATTTCGATTAGATTTTCACCGAGATCATCAGCCATTATCTCGGCAACCTCGACTATTTCTTTTCGATGGCGCTTGTAAAACTTCACCGTGTCCGCGTGATAGATAAATCCATGAAATCCACCGCTCGCTCCATGATTATAAACATCCTGTAAATTCTTCATTGCATCCTGGCCGCCTCCGAGTTGCCGGACTACAGCGCGCACCAACTTGTTCGGCAGATAGCCTTCTTCGATCACTCGCTTCATCGTTTTCATATTTATCTCCTGCAAAAGAAAGCCCGGCGAACCGGGCGAGTTGATTAACCTTCGTAAGGACCCAACCCAAACCAGCGGCGGACTCGATCAATCCGCCGCATGTAGAATCTGTTGCCGAGCAGGTTATAAACCCGATCATGGATCATGCCTTCTTGCCCACTGAAGCGCGGCGCACTCCAGCACCATGCAAAGCAAAAGACTCGCCATTCGTGCTCGGTAATCATCCCAGAATAGTACTTCTGGCGCATCTCGCTATAACTACACTCATTCATGATCATACTCCTTTCAGTGAAATTACTGTGCAGCACTCGATGAATGCTGCACAATAAGTCACTGCTTGTTCATCCAACACGACTCGTAGATCGTGAAGGATTTTGTGGACTCGACCACGCTGCTGCCATCCAGGAACAGCAACAGACTCATATCAGGCGCAAGAATGATCCGAACATGGAACTCGGAACTCGCCCCGTCATGGAACCAGGATTCAGCCATGGTGATCATAACCGCACTCCTTCAGGACGGGTTGAACTCGTGGCGATCAGGACTCGCCCGCCGCTTCTCGAATAAGCCGCGATGGTTTCACGGGACTCGCGGACGAACTCGCGGTATCCTTTTGAAAACAACCAGGACTTCGCGGACTCGATCATCCGCGACAATTCCCGGCGATTGGAAGCGAACTCGGTGAAGGTGAAGTCACCGGACATTTCAATGGAGATCATTTGATCACTCCTTCTAGTTATCTACCTTGCGGCAGGCATGAAAAAACCCGCCGAAGCGGGTTTGAACTTCCCAAGAGATTCTCTGAAGAACATCTTGGGGAGTTCCTTTTATGCTCCTTATCTTGGCAGACTCATCAGCAGTGGAATGCCAATCCACTGGACTCGGCATCCTTGCCGAGTTTCGTCATTAAACTGGTGGATTGCGATTATAGAATCTTCTCGCCATTTCCCTGAAAAGTGTTTCAAATCCAACAGTCGGGCGAGCTGCTATTATGGCTCCTGTTGTGCTGTAAAGGAACGACAACTCGCTGTCCTCCAAATTCATCAATCTTTTTCTTAGATTGACATAAAGATCGAACATCTCCCCGACTTTACATACTTCATCCATGCTCTTATCAAGGAATCTGATCAGATCGCTTTCCGATAACGATCGTACATCCACTTCCTTCTGATAGTGGATCGGGTTGCCGGAGTAGTCATACTCTCCGGTATGAACGTTAATCTTAATTGTCTTCACGATCTTCTCCTTATCCGAACTCGATGGACTCGATGGACTCGATGGACTCACAGGACTCGATGGACTCGATGGACTCACAGGACTCGATGGACTCGCTAGAATCCACGGAAACCGGGCTAGAATCGCCTACAAGGCACGCAGGCAATTTTGCCAGATCAATACCGCCCTGGGGAGGGGGAGGCGCGCCAGAGGGGGAGGGGTTCCTTTGCGCTTGTGTGCAGCGATTCCATGAGCAAGATAGCAGTCTCATCAGTAACGGGATGCCAACCCGCTAGACCATGACCGCCTATCGGTCATGGTTTCGACATCTACCATGTCTCAAGCGCCCATGGCATACCATGGGCCAAGACAACACCATAGTCTGAAATCGCCTCGCCCCGAACAGCCGCAAATGGCGATGGCAGGATTCTATCCCAGAATTCCTCGGCGTAAGCATCCATGCTAGCGCATCCCCAGCGCCCGCGCCCGCTTGGCGCGGTAGGATGAGCTGATATAGTATGCGTTTACGCGCGCATTGCGCGCTTTGCTGTTTCGCCATGAACGGCTAACCGTCAAGGCAACAACCAAACCGACGAGAATTATGTCCATTGCAATCTCCCATTGTCGTTATTACTCAGAATAGCTAACGCTATCATGAGTAGATGAAACAGCCGGCTAATAGCCGGCATGAATTAGAGCAGCGCGAATACACATTGCTACCCTGAAAGCAACCACGCGGCGCGTATGATGCTGTCCCGCGTCTACGATACGTCGGCAACCACAATGCTGCCGCCGCCAAAATATGAAACCTAGCATGATTATAGTTTTCATTGCTGGCTCCTGATTCCTGTAAAATACAGGCTAAAGCAGTATGCTTTAGTATGTATTCTAAAGAATAACGCCCATGGTTAGTCGTACCATGGGCGTATATCAACTACTCAGTTTCGGGTTCCGTTTCGGTTTCCACGGTTAGCCCGTGGATGGCCATCAGAGCGGCAATCTCTCCGCCAATTTCCAATCCAGCAATTTCGGCCAAGTCCTGCGCCTTACTCAATAGCTTGGCAATCTTTGGCAGTATTGTTGATGCCGCCGCGCTTTCCCGTTCGGCGCGTTCTTGTTCGGCCTGCTCCTTTGTGAGTGGACGCCCTGCCCATTGGCGCAAAGCTTTACCCGCGTCCGATTCAAATCCGCCGATACGGCCAATAGCTTTTTCAACGAAAGCGGGGGTTTCATTCTTTACCGCCCGAAGAGAAAGGAAAACATCGGGAGTTATTTCCGGGGGGACAAAATCATCAGGATCGTTCCCATCGCGGATAAAATCCGCTTGCGCCGACAATATAGCCCAACGCTCTATCTCTTTCGGCAACACCCCTTTTGCGCGCGGCTTGCGTGGCGCCTTGTTTCCGTCGTCGCCACCATTCTTGATTGGGCCTCCCGCGATAATGCCAGCATTGCGCGCCGCATTGTAACATGCGCCTTCATTTGCATACCCAACCTCTGTCCAAAGCGCCTCCCTGCTGGAGGCGTCCAGGTTCCAGCGACGCAGAAAATCTTCTGTTGAGTTATTCTCAAGCCATGTACTTAATTTGTTTTCGCGAGCCATGATAGCTACTCCTGATTATGCCGGGATATTCCCGGTATTGTGGTTATCCATCGTTTATTGCGATGGGGTGAATAAAACAATTTAAGAGTGGCTCTATTAGATTAGAGTCACTCATTAAATTATTTTTCGTTATTGAACCTTTCTCTACCGCAATCGTCAACCAACGTACAGTTAGTATCAGAAAGTACAAAAATTCTAGCTGCATTAAGCCGGTCCATTGCTTTGCAACTAAAATTAAGTTGCATCTTATAAATCCCCCGGTTTATCAGGGTAAACTCCCGGCCAGCAAATTCGTTGTTTATTTGCCGCGCCATAAATAAAACAAAAGCGTGTTGGTTGTTCATACTGATCCCCTTTCTGGCTGTGGTTATCCGCTATCTTATGATAGCGGGATGAAAATGATTAACTATCTACTCAAATAATTAAACGATTATTTGAGTAGATTATAATCATTCTCTTTCAGTTATCAGCCCTTTATTTATTAATTACCTGCATATAGCTATTAACGCATCCATGCAAAGCATAGTGTTTTCACTCACTACCCCAGTCCAGGTATAACCCTGTGTCTGGTCGCTATATGGGGTTTATCTTTATTTATGGGCTGATAAACCGTACTGATGCCGCGTGTTCAACTGCCTGCCTATCGGCAAGTGTTTACTTGCGGTAAACTGGCACAATCCATTGTGCTTTATTGGTTATCTTAAAGAGCAGGATGTTGTTGCGGCTTGGTTCGCCAGACCAATTGTCACCAGTCTGGCTTTCCTTGCCGCGTTCCCAGGAAACCCGGGAACCATCCTTTCCGGCGTCTTTATCTATGCTAACATCATGCCAAGTTGTGATGTGCTTATTTATCAATAGCTTGCAAATAAGTCATGAAAGGATGAAAAATAATTATGGGCAGTAAGTGACGTAAATTGTCAGTAAGTGACGTAGAGAGTCAATAATGTAATATTTATTTATCATATTTTTATGTTGTTGATTTCAATACAATTAAGTAAAAGTAAGACGTGGAGTAAGAAATGAAAGAATGTCATACGCCGTATGACAGGGTAAACAGGGATGGGGATAGGGGTTTGTACCTATAACAGAAATGGTATGCGATACAGTGTGTATACGGGTAGGGGGTTGTTCAGCAAATCCACAGCAACCCCCTAAAAACGGCCTACATTCAACGCATAGCTTCAAGGCTACCCTACTACCACGTTCCCAATAGAACGCCATGTAGGGCGGTCTAGGTAGCCTACATGGCATTTCTGCCCGCGTGGTCAGCAACGGCATCAGTTAATCTTTATCAGACAGTGATGGTGTTTTAAACTGATGTCTCATAACCATTGTGCCAGGCACAGCCGCATGTATGTGTGTATGTGTATGTGTGTATGTGTGTATGTGTGTATGTGTGTATGTGTATGTGTGTATGTGTGTATGTGTATGTGTGTATGTGTGTATGTGTATGTGTGTATGTGTATGTGTGTATGTGTATGTGTGTATGTGTGTATGTGTATGTGTATGTGTATGTGTACGTGTATGTGTATGTGTATGTGTACGTGTACGTGTATGTGTATGTGTATGTGTACGTGTACGTGTATGTGTATGTGTATGTGTATGTGTATGTGTGTATGCGTGCGTGCGCGTGCGCATTATGCGCGTGCGCG